GATTTGAAAACATATTTAATGTGAGGTATGAGGCATTTACAAGAGACCTAGCTAATCTATTGTGCGATTATCTTGTTGGAATTTGTCTAGGAGAAGCGAGGCATTCTGCTTCGCAATCGAAAATAGACGATGGATACTTTATAAGAGGATTGCGTGGTGAAAGTAGATCGTCTGCCATAGGATTTGTCACTCGTTATAATAAGAGTGATGCAGCGACAGCCACATTTCTAGTATTCAATAAGGGAATATGGTCAAATGCATATGGTGGTCAAAAGTGGGCTAGGATTGCAGCCGCCGCCCTAACGAAACTTAGAGGAACATTTCCTAATCCTGTATTCATTGATTATGGATATGACTTGAATCATAATGGTGGACTTTGTTTCGATAAGGGTGTTTTATTCTGTTCAAACTCTAACAGCCAACTTAAAAGATTCTTAACAGAAAAGAGATTGGGTCCACCAAAGACATGGACATATCTTAAAGTAACAAAATCATTCCTTCGTTTCTTGCAACAAGCACACGCATTAGGATTGTTTCCGAGACTTCGATGCTTAACAGTAGTAGATGGTGTGACTTTTGTTAATCACAAACCTTACTTAGAAGGAAGCGAATATACGAAAAATAGTTATGAGTCAAAGGAAGAAGATAGCAAACGTGTTATATCTCTATGGGATAACAGATACATAACTGTACCTGATGGGGATAAAAAACTAGAGATATACGGCAGAGGAAATCCATCTGCAATTGGAACACCAGCATTTATACTGAATGGATCGGAAGATAGAAGAAGAACAATTCTAGCTTATGCTTCTCTTAGTGATGAAGAGAGCGGAAGACAGCGGATTAAACCGGGTAATATAGAATCCATTATAACATCAAAACTTCTAGGCAATCTTGGATTGGTAGAGATGCCGACAGTCATGAATTGGACTAAGAAGAATTACTATTCATCGGATAAATACTTTGGCTATGGATTAGAACAACTGTATGATTCCTGGTCTATGTTCCCATCGAAAGCAAATCCTGCAACTTCTGTAGAATACTTTCCATTTGCATACCCAAAGGAAGATGTATTCGATGCTATGTTTGCTTCGAGACTTCGACAAAATATATGCTCACTGTACTATACACAGCATAAATCTATAGCAGAAAATGTAAACGACCAAGATGAATTCGAAGATACGCTATTAGAAATTACAGAAGGAGAATGCTTTTGGACAGAGGAACCAGAACATATATCTAATCTCCTTGGAGAAACAATAGTAAAATTGCAGGATGCAGTGAAGGAGATGGCAAAAGAGTACGAAGAAGAAGATGATGATGAAGAAGAGTTTGATGATTACGATGATGATGAAGAAGATGATGATGATGATGAAGAAGATGATGATTCGCTAGGTGACGATCAAGATAATTTCAAGACAGCAAAGGAACTGCAAGAATATGTAAACACAAAAATGCAAATGCACGAAAATAAATCACCAATAACAATATCTATAACGGACGCTTCCGAGGTCGGAAGAAAGAAGTAATAGAATACTACGCTGAAATAAACAGTTAGGAGAAACAAATGTCAATTGTAAAATCAAGCGCTATTGCTAATTCTTCCACCACTCCTCATGTAGGTAATCCAGCTACTCTACCTGTAGGACGTAATGGAAGCAACGGAATTAATACATTTCCTAGTGAACAATATAAGAATGTCGGTGGTCAATATAGTTATCAAGTGACAAAGGAATGTCACACAGGAAATGTATTGGCTTTTTCTCTCCCGAATATGGGGTTGGATTTCTATGGTGCTGGAGAGTCGCGTGGACTTAAACTTACATTTGATGGTTTGAATATCTGTTGTCTTAATTATAGCTCAGCGAAATCATCAACAGAAAAGATTGTCGCAGAAGGCTTTGAACTCGACATACTTAAACGATGGAAGGAATTCAAACAACTGGTTATTCCAATAGCGGATAGGAAAGCGCCAGACTATCCGATAGAAATATGGGAAGACATCTTAAAAGAAATCTGTCTATTGAAAGAAAGGTCGTTTCCAGATGTAAAGAGAATGCCAGTAATTGTGTATTGCCAGGGTGGACACGGAAGAACTGGAACGGTTCTTTCCATAATCTACGGTATCACGCATCCGAACTGTAAAGACCCTATTGCATACATAAGAAAAAAGTATTGTGTAAATGCAGTAGAATCGTATGACCAGATGGTATATATAGAGAATGTTGTTGGTAAACACCTGCCATATGAAAGAAAAGATTTCACTGGTGGGCACGGAACAACATATACCGCTGGTGTATCGAAAATAAATAACGTAGGCGCAACTAATCTTTCCCCAAAGAAAGCTGCTTTCAAAGGAACTACACCTGCAAAGGCGAAAGTTACAGCAGCTAAAACAGGTGGGAAAGTTGCAAACAATAAAGTCACAAATAAAGTAGAAGAAGGAGACAAACAAGACACAAGTAAAGATGAATACTCTATTCCGCTGGACTCTGTTATATCCGCAAGAGAAGTAGCAGATGCTGTATCGAATGGAAAGCTACATATTGTTCCAACGGAAATAGAAGGGTTTGTAAAAATTGGTTCTCTTGCAGTCGAAGTTGCTAATCGGGTTCTCAACTAGTAAAGGAATAAGAAATTACAATGGCAAAGTTTAACCTCGTCTCCTCGTTGGCCGGTACGGGTCGTAGCTATATTGATGCACAGGCAGTTATGCGAGATACAGTTCTCCATATTCAAGTGCTTGGTAAGCAAGTTAATCGTGAGTATGGGGCTGTGCAGGATATCAATATGGATAGTGTAGTTGATTCTTTCCAGACTTGGCTACAGAATGCAAGCGATCCTACGGTTAATGAGTATGCTGATCGTAAGTCTGCGGCATCAGATAAGACTTACTTCCGCATTCAGTTCTCTAGGAATAACGACGGTTCATTCAAGTTCCAGATTCCTGGGCCTGAATATAATCGTGGTTATGGTGCGACGTTCACTGCTTCGGCTGAGAATTCAGATCGTCTAGCAACTGTAGATGATTGTGTCAATGCTGTAGACATGAACCCGCACGTTGGGTAGGTAATGGTTTGTTGGTTTGATATAGTTGGGCGGGTTATCCCCGCCCAACTCTCTTTTCTAAGGTTTGTAAATCGTGTTTTAGAAAAGAGTACCAAGATATAAGAGTGGTTAAAATGGAACTACTATTTTGCTACGATAATTTAAAAGATACTCAACAAGAACAATTCAGAACAAAAAGATTCGTTGCTGCGTCTGCAATGGAACTGATACCGGATCAGTTTACAAATGTGGATAAAAGATATGCAGAGTGTACTTACATTTCTACTCCTATACTTATTGTTCAAGACGATTTTACACGCTTCAAGACCAGACAGAACTACTTGGGTACATATATAAGAACAAATAGACTAACAGTATCTACTCCTGGGTACTTTACCTACAAAGAGAAAAACATATTTTCTAGTTCGCAAAGGGGCGAGACAGGACTAGCACATATGTACTTTTCTGGTACTGGTCCAATGTTTAATACTGGAAGATTCTTATCTACTTATGAAATGTGCTACATAGTAGGAGATAGTGAAAGAGAAGAAAGTAGTTTTGATTATCTAGTAGCACAGGTAACGCGGGGTATTGGTGAGACAGAACAATTCATAGGAAGGATCGAAGATAGAGATAAAGAACTATATGGTTCTATATTAGCCTACGCTCCAGTAAAAATTCACCAAGATTGGGAAAAGAAAACACAGTTAAAACACGTAGTAAATACTGGACTACTGTTTAGTCTGGTTGTAAATGATATAGCAAAGACAGAAGATGAAGCATATAGATTTGGAGTAGAGCTTGGTGTTCTTTCAAGTGTTATGGAAATATCCAGAGAGGCAGTACGTAGTGCTTGTAGAATGGAAAGAAAAAATTATGGATATGTGGAATCAAAGATAGCATTCCAACTTCTGTTCGTAGAATATGATTCTGATAACAATCACTATTTGAAAGAACAACTAATAAGAGGTGTAGACGATGGGATCAAAACAACATTTGCGGGACACGACGTATGTTCATCCATTGGAAAGCACAGGATGTGTACCAACTATTATATCAAGTAACTTCTCAGATGATGAGACAGAACAAATACTTCTTTTCTGCCAAATGATACAGGGTGCATTTGATTTTTACGAAATACAAGATGTACTTGATGATATACAATGCTCTGCCAACGACTGTTTTCCTGATGAATACGGTGGTGAATCCATACTTAGTGTTATACTAACCGATATGGGTTTGGTAGAAAGCGATATAGACCTACTAGGAATAGACAAGGATATCATTATAAGATTTGTTATGTGCATAACGAATATGGTTAGATGTCCCATATGCCAATCGTATACAGGCAAAGATGTAGTATTCACTGTCATGACTCCCTTCTTCAAAGAAGTTCTTAGTATCCTTGTTGAACAAGGAAAAGTTATTATCGTGGATAAAGAATTGGAGAAAGATGATTAAGTCTACATATGATTACTTTGCAGAGAACGATGATGCGTACATAAATAGCTTTACTTCTTGTTATAATTTCGTGAGCTGTGCAAGCGGTGGACTAAATAGAGGATTTCGAAGATTTCTTTCACAAAAATCCAGGGTAATTCTACTCGGTCATATAGAAGAAGGACTTGAAGAATGTAAAAGGGATACACACGGTATAGGTTACAGTGGGGAATATATGGTATTTCCATCTATGGTTCCAGCATCACCGAAAGCTGTAGCAGTTATAACATATAAAGGAAAGATAGTAGCTATCCATAGATCGGATGGAATATCAGAATACTATACCGATGATGTAACTAAGAAGCTGTTTGGGTATGAAAAAGTATATTCTATAGGGCTATATTTTAACGATATTATTTCATCGTTATGGTTAGCCATATTTCCAAAGGGAACTACGACACCACATGGTTATAGATTGGATAATCCAGAAACAAGGGCAAAGATTTTAGATAAGGAAATAACTATCCAAACAGTTATACTGCCCATAGACAAAGGAGATAAGGAAAGATACGAATTGATCCAAAAGATGTTGGCGAAACAGTCGCTGTTTATTCCACACGTCGGAGACGGATTTATTATACCGCTACTAGCACAAACTGTTTGCACTAATCCTACGCAAGTCACATATCCTTATGTAGTATATACAAGTTGGAGTACAAAGAATACGTTGTTTGTAAGTCCAACAATCTTTAGAAGTAGGGTGTTTGGATCGGGTGTTGGTTGGACAACTAAGCTATTCGGAACCGCTGAAGAGATGTTGCCAGTTATGGCAAATTGTTGCAATCTATTTTATGTGTTGTGTGCTAGAAAAGATAGCGTAGTAAATAGTATACTAAAAGAAATACAAAGAGTAATTAAAGAAAAGAAACGATTTAATGGTAACGAATATCTAATTAGTTCGGGGATAATTACACCAGAAATAGATAGGACATTGCAGGATAATGGTATATCACTTTCAAATGCAATAGATATTGTAGGTATGTTTCTTGAAGAATATAAAAAGTTTGTCGATGATCCAAAACTTTTTGGTTATGACGAATCTGATTATTCACCTCTGATGAAAAAGAGTACGATAGCAGAACTACTGGCTGTCGATATATATGATGAGAAACAAAAAGAGGATACACCCACACTAAAGAAGAGGAAGATACTTCTTGACAGAGCCGACGCATTCTTCGGCGCAGCTATGCTTCTATACTTCACTGCTCTTGGTTCTGCGCAACTACCAATTGCATCTAGTGGTTTTCTTCATCACCTATATTCATCTGTTGGTAGTAAATTGTCGGGTAATGAAACGGAATATGAATATCATCCAATTAGAATAAAGCATATTAAAGACCACATAAGTTGTGCTATTAAAAGCTATGGTTCCTTGACATATCCAGAACAAGAAGGAGTTCCCTTGAATGGAAAGGAACTAGCGGAAGCGTTTGATTATGATAAAACTACTCTTATAACAGCAAGTAATGTTCCAAATATTCTTACACTTATGCTATTAAAAAGCGCGGGTGTTATCAGTGGATGATACAAACGATACGAAAAATCGGTGGCTCGTTCGGCGTATAGAATTATGGGAAAGAGCACTACTAGTTGATGGTGAAACAGAAGAAGAAGCAATTCAAAATGCATCTGACGATGCAGATATAAGTACTGATAGTATAAAATTCGTTGGATTATCCGAACAGATGTATTGGAAAGTAGAAGACCTATACCCCGCTAGGGTTATAAGTAGATTGGTTAATCTACTAGTTCTTATACAAACCACATTATCTGTTGGTAATGAGCATAAAGAAATCATAGCTCTAATAGAAGAGTCCTTCCTAGCAATGAGCAATGAACTAACAGAAAAGGAAGTATAGCATGTCTTATAATCTTCAATACCTGAACATATTTTCTACTCAAGAACTACTGCACATGCAGACAGTTGCAATGGCAGATTCCAAAGGATACTATAAAGTAGAAGAGAAAAATAAGAAAGACCCCGTGTGGATGCGTTGTCCTCTCTGTATAAAATTTAAGCATACTCCCAACTTTATATTATATTCTATATATCAACACGATGTTCTAGGTGTGCAGTTTCCTGCTAACATAGAAGTATTGACAGAGCTATTTGAAGAGATCGTTATCCATCATGGGTACCGTCTACACTATGTAGATAGTTTGCCTGATGAAGGAACTCTAGCTCATCTAAACTTTAGAGAAAATAAAATTGATATACAGAAAGGACTACATGAGGTAGTTAATCTATACTGTATCATACACGAGCTTGCGCATATGATATTCTGTTCCTCTTTTCCAAAAGAAGATAAGGTGGATCACTTCTATGTAATAGTATTTGCATATACTGTCATGCTAAACATGGGAATTGATTTGTATCCTTGGTTAGGAAAGGAAATGGATGACTGTTATGACCGTCTTGTGGGATTTGGTATAGAGCTTGATAAAGAACTTCCAGGAAGGCGACCTTTTATGATGCATAAAACAGCGGTATGGGGACTAGCTGAATACTGGGCGAACAGTGCCAACGCTGCTATATATAATTGTATGAAAGAACTACAAGAAGAAAAGGAGTGGGAAGATGGTCTCGAACAAGACGATCTATATTCATAATCGCGGATGCATAGAACTATTCGATCACATGGGTGATGACTTGAAGATTTGTAAATGTGCTTCCGTATGCTATGGAATGGAAGCAAGAACATTTAGTAATGACCAAAAGAGAGCGTTGATTCAAAGAATGCTTTTGGCGGACCCAAAACATAATACTCCTTTCGAACACGTTGTATTTAGTTTCCTTGTGACTGCTCCTATATTTGTGGCAAGGCAGTGGATGCGGCACAGAATTGGAACCTTTAATGAAAGGAGTCTTCGCTTTACTACTGCGCACAAAATGGGATATTTTATTCCTGGTATTGATTCGAATACTCATATAGTTCAAAGCAGCGAAGCAATAGAACAACAATATGTTGTGATATCTTATCGAATAAAACAAGCAAACGATATAAACAATAACGTAAATATACCAAGTCAACCGTTTTTAGAAGACGAACTTCTTGCTATGGAACGAGATGCAAATGACTGTGTAGTTATAAAAAAACTGGGAGATACTCCTCTTCCCACAGAAATCCGATTTTCTCCAGAAGAAACTCTTCCATTTGTAAGAGAAATGGAAAGATCAATTGGTACGTATACCGATCTTCTAAATGCAGGAGTTAGAAAAGAAATAGCACGCGGTGTGCTAGGTACTAGTGTCTATACCAACTTTGTGTGGACAGTTAATCTTCTATCATTTATGAATTGGTTAGAAAAAAGATTTCATCCAGCAGCACAGAAGGAACACACTGCATATGCACGAGAAGCTATGAATCTAGTATCAGATGTAGTTCCTATTACTATGGATATATTTAAGACGAAGGTTCTATATCCTAGAATGAGAAGAGTGCAGCATGAAAATAAAATCGAGGAGACAACTACAGATAAGGTTGGCGATCAAAGAAATAAACTACCTGATGAAGAAGAAAATAGTATTACTGAATCTCCTAATGAACAAGATACTATTGTTATTGGACAGATTTATACAGAAGAGGATTCACAGGCTGAAGAAAAGAGAGAGGAACCTATGGATACTTAGCAATAGGATATCAGTAATCCGGCATTTTGGTTTTAGAGTTGGGTTGTTAGTTCTGAAAGGAAAATATAATGAGCGATAAAGAAGAGAAATTCTACAGGTGGCTAGAAGGTTTGAAGCTGCGTCAGGCGACACTTCTTAATATACTGTGGACAAGGTATATTATATTTTGGACGTTATCTACATATATTTTGTTTACACTATTTATGAGTCGGGACAAGATAGAAGAGATATCTTCTGCTATAGGTTCTCTAGACTTTACATGCAGTATCATTCTGCTTTTCTCTAGTACGACGCTTGCATATCTGCTGCATTTGAAGGATGTTCAAATAGGTTGGAAGTTTGATATGGTAGAGGACGGTATAGTTCTAGGTAAAAATATTATAGGACCGAAGATATGTCCTATTCCATATGGAAATACATTCCTGTTATCTAACCTATTCGGTATATACATGCTCGTACTAACTGTCTGCGGTATCATACTCGTATCAATATACCGCAGCGACGGTGCGGGATTCTACTCCTTCTTTAAGATGAAGAATATATTCATACTCATAATATTCATCTCTACTATATCGTGTGCGATATATTCTTTAATCATTGATATAAATAGAACGATTCGTGGTGACAGTCGTGACCAGAAAATACGTTAGAAAAGCAAAGCCAAAGTTCCAACAAGGAATAAAGGATATGCTATCCTCCACTAGTGAGGAAAGAACATTTCTAGCTGTGCTTATAGAAGGAAGAACACAAGGAAAGAAAGGAAGACAAGCACAGAAGATTATAACTGATAGCATCAGCAACGCAGCGAACATGATGGTTCCAGGAAATAAAAACAAATTGAAAATAGAATGCGACGGCTGTGCTTTGTATGTTACTAACACCAATGACGGTCTTTTGGTTTTAGATATAGATGATTTGTTGGAACATCTCGCAAGGTATATTGACAATGAGGAGCAACATATGCTATCATCTAAGCAATAGAGAATATTCGGTATCTTTCATTAGGAGTCGATTGTGGGTCAAGTACGTATACCAAAAGAATCATACGTTGCGCTGCATAAAGCAGCAGAGCATTATGGAATATATACGCCAGTTTTATTTAACTTCTTTGTAGAAGACCATTCAGATTGCATACATGAAGCGCTTATAGCGTCTTTGTCTACAGTAAGAACTCTCGCAGAAGACGAGATTCAAACTGTATCCGCATCTGAAACTAGCAGTAGAATTATAACTGACTTAAAGAAAACATATCATACAGTAAACCATGTTATAACACATGCTATAGTTACAGAGAATCTAACTCTATTCGTTGTTTCTCCTGATTCTTTCCTCGGATGGAAGGAACTGAGAAAGATATCATTAAAAGGGAAACAATATGCAGGAAGGCAGCTGTGGATTTCTACAATATTATATAAGGAAATAGAAAAAGTTATTGATTCCTATACTGAGGAATATGGTATTGATGAACCACCAAGAGTATCTGAATACGCTAGAGATATCTTATCTCACCTTCCGCCAATGGAATATGTTCGTTCTATAAATCCTTTATCTATCGTAGAGGATATGGAACAAACTTTTCCAGAGCGTTCTGGAAGAACACATATACGGGTCAATTTAGGAACAGCAGAATTTATAAAAGAGATTAGTATAAAGACTAACCTACCTATGTTCTATATCACAGAGTACATGCTATGGAAAGATGTATTGGAAGCAAGGAAAGGGTACTCTGTTTTAAATAGTGATTCTTCTATAGACCCTAAAGAAAGGTGGGCCAATCTAATTAAGGACGCGTTTGATATCGAGAAAAACTTTAGAGAGGAAGTAGCCAACATATAAGATGAATCCTGTTGACCAATACCTTCTACGATTGCTACAAATTTTTGCGATATTTTTAGCAATCCTATTCCTTCCAGCGCGGAGATATTACAAACAATTGAAGCTCTATAATAAGCTGGAAGAAGAGCACTTTGCTAGAAAAGAACAAGAAGTATTAGATTGGATAGCAAAGTACGAAGTAGTCAGTACAGACAGCACGGAGAAAGAACCAGAGAATACAGGTGGTGTTGTCGGTCCAGACGATTATGAGTATATAGAAGATGGAGAAACGAAAGTTACTAAGAGAGGTGAAAGCCTATATAATATGATTTACGCTACTATCGGTACTGGAGAAATAAAAGTATGAACGACGATGAGATGGGCATCTTTGAATATGAAGATACAATATCAGTTCTAAATAATAATATAAGACTAGCTGTTGTATCTGCATTGTCTCGGCATTGTTCTATGACGCATAAAGAATTACTAGAAGAGTTACATCTTTCACTAGGAATATGGCGTCATCTACAAGATATGGTCTGTAATAATATTATAGAAAAGAAAGTCATATCAGGAAAGGATGTAGAGTATTCACTCATAACAGCAGGACTTCGATCTTTCGCTCAGGCACTAAATAGTCTGTGCGACAATGCAAACGAAATAAATAAAGGAGAAGTGAACTAATACTATGCCGAGGATTCAACTAGATGAAATCATAAATAAACCACTACGGTTTCTATGGTATGGACATGCGGGGTCAGGTAAAACCCATCTGTGCGGATCGGTTGTTGACGTAGATGATATGTTGCCAATGTTTTTTGCCGATACTGATGGTGGACTAAAGACAGTAGAGCAAACATTCTTAAACGCTGGTGATGACAAGGTAGTTGTATGGAAGGTCGTTGGAGAAGAAGATGTCAAGGCACTTAATGATGCTTTGTTTTCGCCCACATCTCCATATAAAACAGTTACACTAGATAGTATGACAGCCTTTTATGATATACTAATGGATATGCATTTGCGTTCTGTGCATAAGGCTGGTCAGAGTCCACAGATACAGGACTATGGTGCGGTTGGTTCAACAATTCAAGCTTGGTTGAATAGAATTAAGAATAGGCCAAAAGGCCCGCATTTTATAACCACAGCTGGTGAGATGTTTACCAAAGATGAAGTAACAGGTGTTATATATATCGAACCGGATTTTACTGGTAAGCTTACGAAGAGAATTCCAAAGTACTTTGATATGGTTGGATGTATTACTTCACACGTTAAGGTAACAGGGCAGGAAGGAGAGGTTACTTCTACAGAACGAAGAATGCAGGTACAGCCATATAGGAATGTTCGAGCAAAGGACAGAACTCCTAATTCTCCTTTTGGTGCGATGATCGTTAATCCTACAATGAAATATATTTACGAAGGAGCTATGGGTAGGATACCTAGTAAATCGGAAGACACGAAGAGTGCTCCAACAAAAAAGGTAACTAGTAATACAGAAGTAAAGGAAGAAAAGAAAAATGCCTAGTTTTGATTTCTCAGAAATTGTTGAACAGCGCGTTCCAATGGAACCAGGATCGTATAGTGCCATGGTTACTAAGGTAGAAGAGGCCGAATCTAGTAATGGAAAACCAAAACTAGTTGTTTCTTTCGAGAGCACACACGAAGGCACCGTAGGTAAGACGTTTCGAGGAAGTGTCTTCCTAACTCCAAAGGCGCTATTCAATCTATTCGATCTTCTACGCTGCACAGGGTTGTTTACTTATGGCGATTTTGGTGACGGAAAGAATGTCGATGTTGACTATCAAGACCTAGTAGGATGCGAGACAGGTTGTATTGTTGAAGCATATAAAACATCCTCCGGTGATATGTCTTCTTCTGTGAAGGGGTTCTGTACCATTGATCGTTGTGTAGGACAAACAGGAAGTCTATCTGATATGCATGAGGTTGAAGAAGAATCTACCGGACTCGGTAGCCTAGTCTCGTAAATAAAATAAAGCCGGAGACAAGAGTATAAACAGAACTCTCTCCGGCTTTATATATCGGAGTTTTTAATGTTGCTCCAGACAATTTTCAGTACGATAAAAGATGATGAACAAATATATGTCTGGCAGAAAAAGGAAAATTCCAGAGTCCTAGTAGATTCAGCAGAAGACGCCCTTAAAACTATACAAGATTACGCAGATAGTGATCTATATTTTGGAGTTGCACCAAGGAAAAGGGGAAAGTATGACGAAGTATCTAGAGTAACCACACTGTGGGTAGACATAGATGCTAAGTCTTTTAATTCAGATAAGACAAAAACATATCAGCAATTAGAAACTTTCCCTTTTCTTCCTACATTTATAATTGATTCTGGTCATGGGTTTCATGCATATTGGGTACTTACAGAAAGCGTATCTTCAGAAGAAGCCCAAAGAATAATGCGTAGTATGTGTACTTTCTTACACTGTGATCCGTGCCACAACGCAAAGTGGGTACTACGAATACCAGGAAGCAAGAATTATAAAAGTGATAAAGTAGAAGACGTTTCATATAGATCAATAAATACTAATCTCATATACAATCCTAAAGATTTATCTGCTTGTTGCCTGTTGGGTAATCAAGCAGTTGAGTTAATATATAGAGGGTCTTCACAGGGGACGAGAAGCGAGAAAGATTGGTTTGTATTAAACCAACTCTTGTCTGTAGGAATGTCAGAAGAAGGCATTCGGACTATCGCAGAGACGCGACCTATTGGAGAAAGATGGAGAGAGGACAACGGAAGAAAATTAGATATTGATTTACAAAAGGCTAGGGGAAACCAAGCCTATGTAGACGATAGATTCTTTCCTTCTGGTGATGTTATGTATTGGCGAGGAGCGAAAGCTAACTCTGTCATTGCAACATTCGTTTTCGATCCAGAGATTCTTTTGACTACTGGAGATGGACAAGCGGAAGATGCATTTTATGGAACAGTTCATTCGTCAGGACAGACATGGCGTGGTGTAACTATTCCTACTGGTGCTTTTATTTCTGATACTAAAATGTGTACGTTTCTAGGGAATGCTCATTGGTCGTGGATGGGTAGTACATATCAAACAAAAATGTACTCTATTCATTTGATGAAGATTCTCGAAGAAAAAGGAATGCCAACTGCTCACAGAACTTCTGTGATAGGAAGGCACGGAGACTATTGGGTATCGAAATTCCTTACTTTGTCAGAAGATACGGTATATGTACAAGAAGAAGATGCTCCTTGGGTTTATCTAAATCCAAAAGGAACGAGAGAAAGTAAGCAAGACCCCGCACCAAATCCTATCTATATATTTCCTTCTGATGAAGAGTATGCAGACACAGTACAACGTGTAGCTGAACTACTTCCGAAGGTAAACTTATCTCAAACTATCATTCCAATAATAGGATGGATATTTGCTACACCATATAAACCCCTCTTGAGAGAAGCGGATATTCCATTTCCTCACCTGAATATATATGGAACTATGGGTAGTGGAAAGACTTCTACACTACTTAATATATTCATGCCTCTTCTAGGAATGAAGAATGCCAAGACAGAATCAGCAGCAACAACGAGATTTGTTTTGTTGAAAACATTCTCTTCCTCTAATTCCATACCAGTTGTGTTTGGTGAGTATAGAGAAGATACTGTATCGGATGCAAGAGATTTCTTTACGCGATTAAGAATGGCGTATGATTCGGGTGTAGACTTTCGCGGTCATAGGGATCAAACTACTGAAACATTCTTTCTAGATCGGCCTGTGATAGTAGATGGAGAAGATACGTTTTCTGATCCGGCATTGCGACAGAGAAGCATCTTTGTGAATACACAGCCGAGAGCTATCAAGGCAGCTACATCGTATAACGATGCTTTCTTTGATATGCTTGATATTGATTTAACTTCCTTTGCTGGAAAATTCATTATGTATACGCTGTCGAAGGATGCAGATTATATAAAGGAGAAATTTAATTCTATCTTCTCTTCAGTAAAGAAGACATTGAAGGTCAAGGGTCTACATGAAAGAGTAATAAGAAATATATCTGTCTGTGTTTTTGATTTGGAAATGCTCAATGAGTATTTGGAGTCATGGGGTGGACAAAGAATAGAGTGGAAACTCGATGATTTCCAAGAGACTATGGGTAATGTGTTGTTCCAGCTTGCTAATGGATCAACAAGAACAATGGTTGATTCCTTTATAGAATATGCAGTGAACGAAATTGTGGCTTCTGATATATCTAGAAGTCCTGACTTTAAAAGCTTTTATGATTATAAAGAAAATATTCTATGGATTCATACTCATTCTGCTTTTGGTTCTTGGCGAAAAGAAATGAGAAGACAAGGACAGGAAGTATTACGACAAGGAGCAATAAGAAGGCAGCTAGAAGAGAGAGTAGAAGATGACAGTAACTATGCCGTTGGTTATCAAGGAGTTACTCCAAGTTCTTACGACGATAGCTTCGAACCTCCTACCCTTATGTGCTTTGGAATAAACGTAGCAGAAGCAAAGAAGTCAGGATTAGATATTCCTGAATCATTAGATAGAAGAAAGTTTAGATCGTGGGGATGTTCAATAGAGGTATAATGCCAAACGATAAAACAAGAAAACTCCCGAACACGAACTGTGAAGGTTGCCCATTAAAAGCGTTCCCTGGAATAATGGGAAGAGGATTCAACCTAGTCGAAGGTGAACGAGTAGATGTCATGTTCGTTGGAGAAAATCCAGGGACGCAAGAAGTACAAAGGAAAAAAGTATTCGTTGGACCTAGTGGTAAAAGACTTCAGAATCTTATTGATGAAAATGCTTTCCCATCTTGGTACATAACTAATGCCGCACTGTGCTATAGCAATGATCCAACAACAAAGCTTACTGCTGCATACCTATGCAGAGATAGGCTTCTTGATGAAATAAAAAAGTACGCTCCTAAATGCATAGTTACGTTGGGAAATATTCCAACAGAAATGCTATTAGGAAAGGGAGCAGGTATTACCAGTAGACGAGGTAAGCCCATTAAAATGCTCATAGAAAATCCAAAAGGAGTAGATTTTACTACTGTTGTACTTCCTACAATGCATCCTGCTGCTACACTACGTAGGCAAGCATGGTACTCTGGAATGGTTGAAGACATAGCTGCTGTAAAAGATATTCTTCTTGCGGAAGAAGGAGAGATAACAAACTACGCTGTGAAGCATCCTTCTCCCAAAGAAATATCTTTCCAAGTTCTTAATTCATTTATGGAATTTAGAGAGTTAATTCTAGAAGCAGAGAAATGCAGATTTGCTGTTCTCGACTTGGAAACAACCGGACTAATGCTTGGAAAAGATACCATAACCTGTGCCGTAATCGCAACAGATAAGCATATATACATAGTACCTAGGAAAGTTCTCATTAAACACCCGATGAAAGAATTGTTTGAGCAATCAAATGTCTCTTGGAGTGGACACAATTCTAAATTCGACAGAAACTTTTTAATGTCCGACCTAGGAATTAGAGTAAACTTTACACATGATACAATGCTTGCTCACTATGCAATAAATTCCAGAACAGGCATACACGGTTTGAAAGATATATGCCAGAGAGAATTTGGTGCCGAGGATTGGGAAGCTGGTTTGAAGGCGTTTATGAAAAAGAATAAGCTGACTAGCTATGGTGACATACCTGAAGATATGCTTTATGTATACGCAGCAAATGATGGTTACTGGCAAAGATATCTTACACAGAAAATGTTAGCAGTTCTTGATGAGGATGAAAGAGTAGCAAGAATATATTATGAGTTCTTAATGCCAGGAAGTACAGCACTATCTAATGCTGAAATACGAGGAGTAAAAATAGATCAGCAAGCTCTGAACAATTTGGTTCCTATATATGAAAG